AACTCACATGAGTGAGGCAGGAACTGGAGATCCAAAGATGCCAGCACCTCGCCGAGCAATACTCGGTAAGGCATCACAACTTCCATCGATGATCTTATCTATTGCAATGAACCCGGAGTATCAGGAGTTCAGAGTTGCAGCAGTTAAGAATAGATTCGGTGAACACTCAGCAGATGCATCTAACTTTGTAACGCTGGGTATCGATGCATCACGAGTTCAGATAGTGGACAGAGATGTTCAGGGCATGGCCGATCTAAGACCGGGGGTGAACTTCGTTGGACTCCAAGCAATCTCGGGCCAATAAAAGAAAGGGTGCAACATGGGAGACAGATCTTGTTGAATACTTTAGAGGTAAAGAGTTTCAACCAGTCGAAAGACTAAGGCTCTCAGGCACTAGCGATGAAGGTGATCTGTGGTTATGGGCACCGGACATCGCAAGCTTTATCGTAGTCGAGGCAAAGAATGAGAAGTCATTTAAGCTTGGGCCATGGGTAGAGGAAGCAAGTATTGAAGTAAAGAACTGGATGAAGAAAAGAAAGTCTTCGCCAGCGATACCAATCGTTATCGCCAAGCGTAGACAGCATGGCATAGGCAAGTCATTTGTAATCATGGAGTTAGATACATTTACGGAGGTATTAAAATGGAAACAGTAGTAGGCGTATTGATCGTAGTAGCAGGTGTTGCTTTGTATCACTTCTTAGAACACTTGTATTACACATTCGATGCAAGGTTAGAACAGAAGAAAATGGAAAAGCGTATTGAAGAATACAACTCTTATCTTAAGCAGTTGGAACGAACACAGAAGAAGAAGCCAGTAAGAAAGACTTACTAATGGCTGCCGACCCAGAGCTTCTCAAGGCTGTGGTCGAACACTATGGTGGAGAAGTAAGAGAAGGCTATTCAAAGCCTGTTAGATGTTGCTTTCATAACGATACTCGAAGGTCTGCTGTTATGAGTACAGACGGCGAGAAGGCAGGGCTTTACTTTTGCCACACTTGTGGCATAGGTGGAGATGCATATTCATTACTCATGTGGAAAGAAGGGGTGGACTTTCGTGTTGCTTTCGATAGAGCGGCTGACATTGCTAAACGAGTTGGCTACGACATATCACAAAAAGATAAACGAGGAGACGGTCTCTTACCTAAAAGGTCGGGGGTTCAGTCAGGAACTGGCAAGCGAGCATCTACTGGGAAGCGTACCAGTCGACTGTGATCCGAGCCATGTCCAGTTTATCGGATGGTTATCCATCCCATATCGAGTCGTCAATGGCGTTGCAGGTTTCAAGTTCAGAAGGATCGATGAACTTCCGGGGCCTAGATACATGGCACCAATGCACCAACCAGCAAGATTGTTCAACGCAGTTGATCTACAAAAGCCTTCGGATACCATTGCAATTTGCGAGGGAGAGTTGGATGCAGTCATTGCTAGTCAACTCTTGCCTTCAGTTGGAGTGCCGGGAGTTAAAGCTTGGCGACCACACTTCAATAGATTATTTGGTGGCTATCGAAGAGTCCTTATCTTGGCAGACAATGATGACAAGAAAGATGGATCTAATCCGGGGATGGAGTTGGCCGAGAAAGTTTTACAAGAAGTTGAACACGCAGAATTGATACCACTTCCACTCGGAAGTGATGTAAACTCTATAGTATTAGATGAGGGTTTAGATGGGCTACGAAGGAGACTGGGAATAGATGAGCGAGTATGAGTACGGAATCAATAGATCCAATGACGATGCAGAGTTTGAAAGACTTACTGGAAAGCTTCGGCCTAAAAGTCCTAAGCCTAAATACAAACCCGGATCTGCCTTTGGCCCTCGAGATAGTAGTTCAACTACCGCAGACCCGGTGATGAATCAGTTCGTTGCTGACTCGTGGGATATTATCGATGAGCTTGGCAACTTACTTATCAGTAAGCAAAGAGACTACGGCCCGGGCAATATCAACAATGCATATGGTGGCCCTATCAATGGGTTGATGGTTCGTATGGGTGATAAGTTCGAACGACTAAAGAATCTACTTGCATCCGGTGAGAAGCCACAGCATGAATCCATTGAGGATTCCTTCAAGGATCTTGCTAACTATTGCATCATTGCCATGATGGTTACTCGTGGAAAGTGGCCAGAGAACAAGTGAAGAAATTTTTTTTAATTGCAACTCTTGTAATTACATTGGTGTTCTTCGTTGCTAAGTTCGTAATGGATGCCATCATCGAGCTAGAAGATGAGGACTAATGCAAGAGAAAGATCGTGCTGAGGATCACCTCGAAGATCTCGTGCATATATCCGCAGCACACATCCATCGCAGGTTTGCTGGCTATGTAGATAAAGAGGATCTGATTCAAGAGCTTCGAGTCTATGTTCTTAAGCGACCTCACTTGGCCAAGATGTTGGATGAGGCTTACGAAGTAAGCAAGGATGAAACTAAGTGGGTAGCAAGGCGGATCATGGCACGATTCCGCAGGACAGTTGAGAAGTATGCAAGGAAAGAGAAGGCCGCAAAGCTGGGCTATTCAACCGGCGATGAGTTCTTCTACGACACGATAACGATAGCCAAGATGTTGCCAGTTGCATTTGAGTTTGATTCATACGGTGCAGTAATGGTTGACAAGGTAGACGATGGCACCCCACGCAAGCCATCAGTTCCAAGTGAGGGTGGCAATATCTTGGCTGTAGTAATTGATATTAGATCTGCAATAGATCTGCTGGATGCAGATGAGCAGGTGATGTTACGCAATAGGTATTCCAACAGCCCAATGACTTTGTCTGAGATCGCAGAAGAGATGGGCATAAGTGATTCAACAGTAGATAGAAAGATTCAAGGCTCACTAAGAAAGATCATCGATCACTTAGGGGGGCCAACGCCTTGGGTCTAAAGATAGTTCTTGAGAGATACGAAGTTGTTCTCGCTGCTAACACAGCGATTGAACGCTATGTATCTACGATGAAGAACCAACAGATGCGTGGACTACAGGATATGGATGCTTGGCAGAGAATCCTTCTCGATGTAGATGGTTGCGGTGCTGAGATAGCAGTAGCTAAGTATCTTGGTGTCTACTGGGGTGGTGCCTTCGGTCAAGGTGGTGTAGATATTGAACCGAACATCGATGTTAAATACACAAAGCATGAGCAGGGTAGATTACTTGTTAGACCTGATGCTAAAGATGATGTGAAGTTCGTATTGGTTAGAGGTGGTATGCCTAACTACGAGCTGATTGGTTGGATCATGGGTGCAGAAGCAAAGAACCCGGAGTGGTTGGATAAACCTGACTGGCGTAGACCAGAGATCTATTGTGTACCAGAGGAGAGTCTAAGAAAATTCAGAGGGAGTTACAATAACTAATGGCTACATACGAATACAGTTGCAGTAAGTGTGGGATCAGCGTTGAGATCGAACGCAGAATGACAGAGGAAGAAGCTGCACCTAAATGTGATTGCGGTTTAATGATGTCTCGAGTATGGACAGCAACGCCTACGGTATTCAAAGCCGGTGGTTTCTACTCGGTAGATAATCCAAGGACATAAAAGACTAAAGCCCTCCCGAAGGAGGGCCTTAGCACCTAGAGTGGAGGATCAAGTCCACTACATTTATTGTATCACTATCTTCCGTATTCTTCTTTGAGGAACTTGCCGCAGTATGGCCATGGCTTGAAGCCACGATCAGCATAGATATGAAGAGCTACATGGAACTGTTCTCTTAGAGTGGCATCCTTCGCTGGAGTGCCGCTGCTACCACCATGTGCAACCCAAGTCCGGGGGAACTCAATCTGAAATGCTCCCTGAAATTGTTTGCGTGTGCCGCTGACAGCATTAAGTCGACCATTGGATTCACACTTGGCAAGTTTTTGCCAAGCTAAAGGTAGGTCGGTGAGTTCAATATCCGACACGAATGCCGGCTCCGGTTTGATTACCGGAGGGATCATTACGATAACCGGCTCCCGAGGGGTTAGCGTTAAAGCTAACCCCATGGCAACCGCTCCGAGCATGAAGCGATGAAGCATTTATTTATCTCCAATCATGATCGCAGCTATGAATGCCACGATCGGGATCATGATTAGCAAGGGTTGATCCTCGCTAATTCCCACCGGTAAGGTGAAGAATATTAGAATGAATAAACCGAAACCGATCAAGCGATCACCTCCGAGATCGCTCCGCATTCGGAGCATTCGGGGATCTTCTGCCCATTCGGTATCGGCTCCGGGTAATCCTTGCCGCATTCGCAGCGGTAAGTGTAAGGGTAACAGCTCACGCATGAATAAGCTCCGCATCCGTAAGTCATTAGGCCACCTCATAGATAAGCTTCGATCCGATCTTATGGATCGCCTTACCCTTAGCTCGCAGCGATACGATTACCCCTCGAGGATCGAGGGCCCGGAGATCGTGAAGATCCCCATCGATAACCGGTATCCCATGCCATCGATCCGGCACCGGAGATCCCTTATCGATCGGCATTACGATAGCGACATTCGCTCCGGTTAATACCTTAGCCCGGATCTCTTCGATCGAATGGCCGGCGGCCGAAAAGGTTAATCGATACCCGGGCACCGGCTCGGGATCTCGATCCCATCGCTTCGAATAATCATATACGGCGGCACCTCCGGCGATAGCTCGATCGATCAACCATGGCGAGGCGATCTCCCATGCTAGATCCGAGGCGACATTTAATCGGAGGCCCCACTTACCGAATGCTCGAGAGTATCGATCGACATCATGAGCTAATAGAATGGCGGCGGCTTCGGGTTGATCCATGAGCAGCGATACCCGGGCAGATCTAGCCCGGATCACACTCTCGAATGCTCCCCGGCCATGCGTAAGAACGCATAGATCCTTGCAATGCGTGAAGAATTTGCAAGTAGTGGCCGGGCCATAAGCTGCCGGCGTTAGGGTTAGCCCGGCGATACCGTAATAACCCGGCACCTCGAGGCTTAGCTTCTTATTACTATCCGATCGGATTAGATAGCTCGGCACCTTAAGGCCGTAGGCCCCGAAACTATCGGCCGCTAACCTCCGAGCCTTAGCGACATCGAGACCGGAGATCGAGCCGGGATCCGGTAAGGGATCCCTCTCTCTTATATTGATTAGACTACGCATGAATTGATCCTTATCTTCTAGGTTAGGCGAGACGATCTCACCATGGCAAGGCCCGGAGCTAATGCCCCGGGCCCCACCATAATTAGATCGAGCTAAGCAGCTTCGCAACCTCGAGCGATATCCTTACCGCAATCGAGGCAGAATATTAGATAACAATTCTTAAGATCGGTATCGTGGAAGCGTGAGCATGGGATCATGCCCTCATTCATGCAATCGCTCATGATCGATCCGGCCCGGCCCATGTA